GCCGCGCGCCAGCGCTTCCAGCAGTTCAATCAGCTTCTTGTGGTGCTTGGCCGGGAAGTAGCCGTTGGCGAGGCTCCATTGTTCCAGCGAGGAACGCAGCCGTCCGCGCCGCAGCAATTCGGCTGCGGCTTGGTCCGGCGTGAACTGCATCTATTTTTTCTGTTTCTCGGGGAGGGTGACGATATTGAGGCGGCTCAGTTTTTTTGGCGTCGATACCATGTACTCTCCGAGATACCCTGGCTCACCCAGGGTTGGGTGGCCTTCAAGGTCCGCGCGCGATCCGCTTCGAACGGACGGCCACGCTTGCGGGTGGGAGGGCTTGCTTTTTCATGGTCGCTGTTTGGCGACGGCTGCGCCGGGGGATACGCGACGCGCGGCGCAGCCGCCTTTACCGGGGCCGTCTGGGGAACGGCCGCCGATGGTTGATCCTGACCGAATTCCGGGCAGTAGCCGAGCCGGTGCCGGGTTCCGCAAAATTTGCAGAGTGGCAAATCCAATGCTGTCTCTCCAAGCTGCCAAGCCCCTGTTTCGTCGGCTTTCACGCCGTTTTCACGATCCGGTAACGCTCCGAGGCTCACCCGCTCTCAGTCATCAACCACGGAGGTTCCGTGTCCCCAAAGGACAGTGTGGATGTCCTTTTTCGTTGCGGGCGGAATTCGAAAAGCCTAGCCCGTTTCCAAGCTTTTTGATAGGGGCTTTAGAGTTGATCCACAAAATCGATCAGGGCACCTTCGCAATAATGGTCGGTCCAGGCGGGTTGGTTTCGGATGTGCCAGAGGAAGGCTTGGCGGCCCGCCTCACCGTGCCGGGCGCAATTCGGCCACAGCAACATCATGTCGGAGAACCGCGTGATGGCATGCCAGAGGTCGCGAAACGGGGTCATCAGCATCCCCTGCAAATCGACGGCGGTGCGGGCGGGTAAGGCGGTAAATCCTCAACCTGACTATCTTGGAAAGTGCATCGGGGCCGAACCGATCAGGCAAGAGAGCAAACCAAAGATAATGTAGACGCAGATGATGGCTACGACAGCCCACAGCACGATCTGGATGATTTGCACGACAATGGCGGGCATGAACTGCGTGACGTAGGGCAGCAACAGCTTGATGATCGACCAAATCGCGATCACGATAATAATCCAGACGCAAAGCTGTTCGGCCCATCCCAAAGAGAAGCAACCCATGATAAGCTCCCAAGATATTTGGAGGGGATGATGACGCAAGCCCAATTCAAGATTATGATGTCGTCGGGCTTGCGCGCCCGGCTGGCCCGCGAGGCCGAGCGCCATGGCATTTCAGCCGCCGAGGAAATCCGCCGCAGGCTGGAACAATCATTTGAAGTCGATTATCTGAATGCGCTCGACGTTGCCCGTGCGCTGCGGACCTTGATAAAATTCTATGGCGATGCGACCGAAGGTCAATGATGAGCAGGCAAATCCATTTCAACGTCAGCGACCATGACCACGAGCAACTGGTGCTGTTGGCCGCGATCAAAAAGCTGAAACTGGCGCAATTGATGCGCGAGATCGTCAAGGCATATCTCGACGGGAGGAAGTTTGAATGACACTCACCGCCGAACAGCGCTACTGGCGCGCGGTCGAAAAGGCGTTTCGGATATCGCAGCGCGAAGTCAAACAATTCCTGCGGGGCGAGATCGATGTGCTGCCATGCAGCGGCGACCGCGAGCGCGAATTCATCATTGCCGAGATCGAACGGGCGCTGAAAGAGTAAGGGAGGCTGCCATGCCGTTTGACCCCGCCGATCTCTGGGAACGCTACTGCGCCGAAGTGCCCGACCCCGCCGATCAATCGCCGCAAGGGGCGATGGCGTTCGCCTGCGAACATCTGTTGGCCCGTCATGCCCAACAACCAACCCTAGAACAAATAGCAAGAGCTATTAGCCCGTCGATTTCTCATGATGTGCTTGGCGTTAAAACCCGTCGAGCAGCAGAGGCAGTCCTTGCACTTGTGACGTTCTCATCGACTGAAGCGCCTGTTGCCCAACAACCATCCAACGCACATCCGAGGACTTCCAGCGGCTTTCAAGCTGCGCTGGTCTATCGCGTCGAGCATGACGGCTTTGCGGGGACCGAGATCGGCAGTTACACCACGCGGGAGGGCAAACAGGGCGCGGTGCTGCAACAGATCGGCAGCAAGGTGGTCCACGTCTACAATCGAAAGCACCTGATCCCGCTAACCGACGAGGGCCTGCACTTCACCGGGGCTGTGCCTGCTGCCCAACAACCGTCCGAGATCGAACGGGCGATGAAAGAGTATGACCGAGCAACTAGCGAATGGAAACCGATAATGCCACGTGACTACAAACATGATTGCCCGTGTCCGCATCATCCATTCGAGTGCTTTGGTCATCCAAATACATGCCCATGCGCAACGGAGGCAGTCGCTTGGCAATGGCGCTATGTTGGCGAAGATGATTGGAAAACGCCGTCAGGTGGGGCAAAACTTACCCCTGAACAGCTAGAGCGTGAGCGACCGATTGAACAGCGTCCTTTGTTCTGCCGGTCATGACCGAACAACCACCGTGTTGGGATGACGGCAGTTGCCCGACGCCGATCCGCTGCTACCTCAAAGGATGTCAAAGAACGGCAGGAGGGAAAATGAAAGTCAGGCCTCATCAGTGGAAAACCAAGTCAGGCGAAGTCCGCGAAGCCATCAATCTCTATTTCGAAAATGGAGCGGTTGCCTGCGTTATCGAACTTGACGAAGCCGAACAGGTCGCGCGCGATATTCTGAAGGTGATCGCTCAGCGGGGCTGTTGAATGTGCAGCACATAGCGCAGCGCCTCGGTCAACGCCTGCATAATCAGCCGCTCGCGTTCCCTGGGATGGGCCGAGCGATACTCGCGACCGGCATCCTCTAACTGATCGAACGAAAACACTTCAAGGCCTTCGTCCTCCACAATGACACGCATGGAGTTCCCCGATGTGGCCGCGCTTTTACATCCTGATCGATCATCTGCCGGTCGCGGTAGACCTGATGACGTGGGCAACATGGCTTGACACGGCCGAGCATCAGGTTGGTGTCGCGCGCGTCGGCAACGCCGAGATCAGCACCGTATTCCTGGGGCTGGATCACAATTTCCGGGGTGGTGAGCCGATCCTGTTCGAAACCATGATCTTCGGCGGCCCGCTCGACGGCGAAGCGTGGCGCTATGCGACCTACCAAGAAGCCGAGCGCGGCCACGCCGAGGCCGTGACGCAAGCGAAGATCGCAGCGGCCAAAATAAAATCCATCGCAGATCAGGCCATGGATGGGACCAAATCAGAAAAGGGCGGGGAGGCTTTTTAGATTTGGCGACGAAGGGGGGTGGTGTGTAAAAATAAGCATGCTTCCCCGCGAAAATTTCCCCTCCCCGGCTTCGATCCAAGGTTAGCGAGCGCCTTCCCCACGCTGCAACACGTTGACGTTGGTCAGAGTGTTGCGCTATTCGGCTCGCTTGTGTTCGATGGTCCGCATGCCGCGCGCTGCAATCTCGTTTAGTTGCGCGTCTGATAGCTTCTCAATCCTGATGTTGACTTCCGTTGTGGTGTTGTAGCGATCCTGCCAATCAGTTGGCTCTGCGTTCTTGAGCGCGAAGATAGCGGCTGTCACGCCGACGCCCATTGACGTTTTCAGCAATTTCTTTTGCAGCGCAAAAGAGCGCGCATTGCGGCCGATGTTTACAGCATGCCGAAAGTCCGGCTGCGCCTCAATCCACGCATAAATACTTTCCCGCGAAACCCCAATCGATCCCGCAAACGCCGTTAGATCATATCCCTGTCCCATTAGCTCAATTGCCTTTTGGCAGTATTCCGGCCGGTACAGTGTAGGCCGTCCGAAAACATAGCCTTCCGGCTTGGGCTTCGCCTTGAACGGCCGGGGACAGCAGCGCGGCTTAAGCCGTCGCGGTTTGCCCGCATTCTCTAACCGCTTCGCAATGGCCTCCTGCCGCTTCGTTAATTCCGTCATTTTTATTAATTCCGTCATTTGACTGTTTTAGGGATTGACACGCTAGGCCGTTTTGGCCTATCAACGATTTTGGCAATCAAGCCGACAAGGGGAACACCGCAATGACTTTCACACTTTCGCTCGAAGCCGCAGAAGGTAAATCAGAACAACATGGCTTTCACCTTGGCACCATCGAACGTATAGCGCGCGAAATCATCGAAGATAAAATGCGCTGCTGTCGCGAAAATGGTTGGCCGATGGTGACAATGGCTTTGATACAGAACGGCAAAATTGTCGATGTGCTTTACCGTGACGGGAAATGGCACAACGAATAAATTCTCGCCACATCGCTTTATGCCCGGCACTGGAAACAGTCACCGGGCTTAAGGCAATAGAAGCGCTCGCATGTCGCGACGCTCACAAGGGGAACACCATGAACACTGCCCGCAATACCGCTCGCTTCTGGATTGATCGTAACGGTGGCATCGTTCGCTTAAAGCTTCGCAAGGGGCAAACCGTTTCACACTCTTTCGGCGGACCAACCGAGGAAGGCTATAGCTGGACCGCTGAAACCTATTCATTCGACGGGCAAACCGTCACTTGCGAATATGGCACGGATGCCCGCGACTGCGACGGCCGCGTGACACATTCCGGCGAATGCTCTTGCGACGTGTTGGCATTGCGCGCGGGTTACAATGATCTGGAATGTGGCGTGACGTTTCCGGCTTGGCAGCAAGGCCAGAGCGCGCAACGCGACTATAGCGCCGAAGCGGCCGGATATTAACCAATCCTAAATCCGTCGAGATCAACCCGCCCTCTGGCGGGTTTTTCTTTGGCTTGTAACAATTCGTTACCAAATTATTTGATAATTCCCCAATAGGCCATATTGACCATTAGGCCGTTTTGGCCTATCTCAAAGTTACTGCAACGGCCACAGCAAGGGGAACCAAATGGCACGCAATCCTTACGGCGATATCACTGCACGAATTCTATCGGAACTGGAAAACGGTTTCGCACCATGGGTTAAGCCATGGTCCGCAACACCGGGCCAAAACATCCCACACAATGCCGCTACCGGCCGCCCTTATTCGGGCTGCAACGTCATGCTGCTTTGGCTGTCGCATGGCCGCTTCGCGTCGCCGCGTTTCCTTACCTATAAGCAAGCGCAAGCTTTGGGCGGTAATGTTCGCGAAGGCGAGCACGGTTTCACCGTCTACTTTGTCAAGCAATTGCAGGGCAAGGCATCCAAGGATGAAACCGGCGAAGATCAACCCGGCCGCGCCTTCACCATGCTCAAGGCCTATACCGTTTTCAACGTCGCGCAATGCGATGGTCTACCGGAAAAAATCGTCACGCCACAGCCGGTCAAATCGCGCAACGCCGATGAACGCGACGCGACCATTGACGAATTTTTGGCCGCGAGTGGCGCAACGATCCGCGAAGGCCACGGCGAAGCGTATTTTTCGCCCGGTCAGGATTTTATCTCGATGCCCGCATTCGCCGCGTTCAAATCGGCCGCGACGTTTTATGGCGTCATGTTTCATGAGCTGGCGCATTGGACCGGCCACAAGGCGCGCTTAGAGCGGGATTTTTCCGGCCGCTTCGGGACGCAAGCCTATGCGGCCGAAGAATTGGTTGCGGAATTAACATCCGCGTTCCTTTGCGCGGAATTCAATCTCGACGGTGAACTACGTCACGCCGCTTACATTGCCTCATGGATCAAGCTTCTCAAGGATGAGCCGAAGGCGTTCATGACGGCCGCCAGCAAGGCGCAAGCGGCGGCCGATTATCTTCGCACACTCGCCAACGCAGAGCCGGAGCGGCTTGCCGCTTGATCTCTCAACATTGGTTTATGCCGGGCGGCCGCAAGGTCTACCCGGCCTAAGCCATTAGAAGCGGCGCAATCCCGCGACGCTTCATAAGCCAAGAGGAACACCATGCCAGCAACGAATAGGCCAGACAGCTTTGCCTATCGCGTCAATTTTGCGGCGTCCGTTATTTCATCCGGCCGCGCCACTACCCGCAACTTCGATAATTGTTTCGAGAATTGGGACGGCGACGCCGTGGCCGTCGCGCTGTATCGCCGCGCGAGGAAAAACCCAAAATTGCGCGCCGCGCTGTGGCGCTACATCGGCCGCGCCACTGTTCTGCCCATCGTATATCAAGAGCGGCGTCGCACGAATTTGAAGGCATGGGCCGCCGAATTGCGCGCCGACGCAAAAGCCAAGAGCGACGCATTTTTCGCGGCGCGCAAATAACATCCAATCATTTAGAAGCGGCGCTTGTGCCGCTTCACAGCAAGGGGAAAAATTCAATGACCATCGAAGAACCATTTGGGCCGAATTACCCGGCACTGCCTTCCGTCAGGAAATACCGCGCGCCGCTCGCGTCACTTACCCGCGAGCAACGCCAAGCCTATGGCGCGGCTGTCGAGACAGCAATACGCGCAAAACAGCGCAGCGAGTTGCAGCGCGTCATGCCGGAACACCGTTGCCACTGTGCCAGCGGCACCAACCACAACGACGGCCGCGAAATTTCCAAGGCAATGCGCGCCAAGCATCGCGCCGCGCTGCAGGCATCGGTTGCCAGGGAACGCCGCGAGCGCACGCCAGCGCAATGGCAAGCCATGTATGACGCAGCCATGGCGGACAAGCGCGAGCGCGAAGCGCTGCCACTGGCCGCCTAACCCAATCCAAATCGCTTTGTGCCGGGCTGCGAAAGCAAACCCGGCCCAAGCCATTAGGAGCGGCGCTTGTGTTGCTTCGAAGCCAAGGGGTATCTCATGACGGAAACTGAAAAGGAATTGCGCGACCGCCTGGCGCGCTTGAAAGCAATGCTGGATCAACTCGACCGCGACGCCGAACGCATGCGCGAATTGCAACGCATCGCGCGGCGCGAGCGAAAAATGAACGGCTGGCGGCCATGTCTGATCTAGCTTTCGCCATGGTCATTGCCTTTGTCGGCGCATTCTGTATTGCCAGCCTATGCGTCTAAAAACCCAAAGCCCGGCCATCGTGCCGGGCTTTTTCTTTGTCTAGGCCATATTGACCGCTAGGCCAAAATGGCTTAAGCACTGCGTAACCAGCAAGGGGAGTTTTATGAAAACGTTGTTTTTGATTGTGGCCGCCATGATCGGCCTTTGGGTGTTTGTGGTCGCCTTTTTGGCTTTTGGGGATTTAGTTGATGCGGTTATCCCTAGGACCGTCCAATGGGTGATTTTTTGTGTCGGCTTAACTTGGCTGGCTTGCCAATGATTGCTTACTATCGCGTATCGACGCAACGGCAGGGACGATCCGGGCTTGGCCTTGAGGCACAGCGCGCCACCATCGCACGCTTTGCCGAAACCGAGGCCTTGACGCTGGCAGGCGAGTTTATCGAGATCGAAACCGGCAAAGGTTCCGACGCGCTTGCCACGCGACCGCAACTCGCCGCAGCACTTGCCACAGCCAAAAAATTAAAATGCCCGATCATCGTCGCCAAGCTCGACCGCTTGTCACGCGATGTCGCTTTCATCGCTGGCCTCATGGCGCAGCGTGTGCCCTTCATCGTCGCCGAATTGGGCGCGAGCGCTGATCCGTTCATGCTGCACATCTATGCCGCGCTCGCCGAGCAAGAACGCCGCATGATTTCCGCGCGGACCAAGGATGCCTTGCGCGCGGCAAAGGCGCGCGGCGTGACATTGGGCAATCCCGTGCAGGCGAAAGCCAACGCCACGGCCGCAACCGAATTTGCCGAGGGTTTGCGCGAGGTCGTTTGGCCCATCGTCAATCTGCCGTCGCGCCGCATTGCCTCAATCCTGAATTCACGCGGCGTCAAATCACCCACCGGCAAAGCTTGGCAATCCGTCACGGTGTTGCGGCTGATCGAACGATTGAAGGAAACCCGACCATGAAAAAATTCACGCCAAAACTCTATGCCGAAACCATCGCCGCGCTTGGCTTGACCCAGGTCGGCGCGGCCGAGTTCTTGAAGGTTGGCGAGCGCACGTCGCGGCGCTGGATCGAAGGCAAGTGCCGCATTCCGCATGCGGTCGGGTTGCTGCTCAATTTAATGGTGGACAAAAACATCAAGCCAGAGGATTTACAATAGCGCTAGGCGAAGGCCCCATTATTTCGGGCCTTGCGCAACCGGGAGAGGCCCGCGAAAGCGAGGCCAAGAACCATCGCAAACAACCCGGTCATGCCGCTCCCCACAACGGGGCCGGGAACGGCCGCAAATGTTGCGAGGTTGCCACCGTAGCCGCTGCTACCGCCCGCCGTTCCGCTGATGTCAAGGAAGTAGCTGCCAGCGCCAAGCACGGCAGAACCCGCGAAGCCCTGACAAAGCGCGATGAACTGACAGGGGCTGGTCGCAAGCACCGGACCAATGACTTCCGCGCCGGGCAATGCTGGCGTTCCCTCAAATACCGCGCCGGTAAACCCGCTGATGAAGTCCGTCGGCTGCGCGAATACGTTGGTCACTGATGCAATCGTCAGCGTCATGGGGCTGTCGAGAGTAAAGGTATATTGGTCGTCAAAGAACGCCGTACTGGTGCCGAGCGAATGATTGAAGGCACCTGTGGCCGAGGTTGGATCAACACCGAAACTCTGGATGATGTTGGCGTTGGCTGCGGCCGTCAGAGCCAGCAGCATGGCCCCGCTCAACAAATATTGTTTAATTTTCATTTTCAAAATTCCTTTTAGATTGATTAAGCAAATTTGTTTCGGTTGCGCCAGAAGTGCAGCAGGCCAAGGCACG